TTTCGCGTAAGCAATCCAGCCCTTCTGTAAAGCCATCTTTGTCAGATGCTCCACTTGTTGCTCGAATACTTGGTTGAAATCCATCTAGGTCGCCTGTTAACTCAAGTGCTTTGTTGATTGTGTGCAAAGTATAACCTAGATTATATCTAGATTGCTCTTTTATTTCGTTAAGAATCTGATTTGCTTGAAAATAATTCATCAAAACTCATCCTTGTCGTTCCAATGAGCGACAGGTTTTGTCTTTAAAACGCTATGAATGTCGCTTTTTGGCTTAGCAGTTGTACCCCATTGATGAAAACTGCACATTGGCTTATCAATCTTGACAGACCAAGGTTTTTGACAACCAGGTGCAGAACAAAAAAGACGTTGCACTTCGTCAAAAGTAGATTCTTGTTTAGGTGTTGGTTTAGCAAAACTCATTTAGCGTACTTCCCATCAATAATTTTTTGAAAATTGGTTGCGTTGACTACCCATTCAAGGTCTGGTCTCCACGTTCTCCCTTGGCTTTCAAACCCGTTAGCCAAAGATGTGTCGTTTGCGATGTAGCCAAAAAATGAATCCCACCACTTGATGCCAGCTTCTGTGGTCTTGTAGCCATCAGGCGAGTATGCAGACGGTTTGCCAGCCTGAATCCAACGCTGCTTCATGTTGGTCTGCCTTGTCCCTTCCCACGACCTAGGTTGCGTCAAGTGTGGCAAATGCTTACCCCAAAGATTTAACAATTCCTTGTGTGGGCAAGGCGGGAAGGCACTTCCCGACAAAGAAGGTTTACCTTCTTTAATATTGTGTTTTGTGTCTTGTGTTATGTGTTCTGTGTTATGTGTAGCATTGCCTTTGGATTGCGTTGGTAATGCGTTCGCATCTTTTTTCTTACTCCATCTAACCTTGGCACTCTCACTTGCTTTTTGAGATTTGTCTCCAGCCTTAAAAATTTCAGCGTTTGCACGATGATGAATCCAGCCATCATCTGTACGCTCGAAATACTCATGCAATACAGACGCAACGCAATCGCTATGCGAACGCATACGAATTTGCCTAGATGCTTCTTCTATTTCAAGTGGAATTGGGATTTCGTGAAGATAGTACCAATCAAGCAAACGCCGATAGGTTAAATCTTCCATTTCGGAAAGATGTTCCGTGTGACTTTTGTAGTCACCAATGTTGAACTGGTAGTAGTGCATATAGCCCGCTTTTTAACAGCCCCTTTGAAAGAAACGGCGGCAGGAGAAGGGGTAACTCTTTTCAGTCGGGTAATTAGTCCGACCTAGCCGTGTTTCAAAACATTATATCTTGAGAAGTATCAAGATCAAAAGCACAATCACAAAAAAGTGAAACATTATGCTTCCTTGACGAAAATTCCGTCTTTGTTCAGATAGCCCTTGCGGTCTTTGATCTCGTTGTAAGCGCCTTCAAAGCACGTTACCAAGTTTAAATCAGCGCAGGCACAACCCATAATTAACGTCACCAAAATATCGCCATAAGCGTCAGCCATAGCCGCCCTGTCGTTGTTTCGGATTGCATCAATCAGTTCGTCTAGTTTTTCTTGGGTCTTGATAGCCTGGGCAGCAGGGGTTGAGTTCTGCACGATGCCACGGGCTTCACCCCATTGGATTGTTTTGATTTCGTATTCAGCAAAACTCATTAGTAGCCACACCCGCACATTTGTTTGCCGCTCATAAGAACGACACAACGATAAGGCGCATAAGCAGGGCAAGAAGCCATTGCTGCCGTGTAAGCTGCCAACATTGCGATTGCTACGATTGCTTTTTTCATGGGTTAACTCCTTTGAACCATTTGGGTTTTAACAATTTCAACTGCCACAGTCTTGCTTGTGGAACTTCCTTCCACTTAGAAACAGCCGCTTGACTGATTCCTAAAAGTTTAGCAAGCTCACATTGTGAGCCTGCAAGTTTGATAAGCTGTTCTTTGTTCATGCCTACATCATACATAACTTTGCTCAAGTTGCAAATTAACAACAGTTAAAAATAATTTTAGATATTTGTTGAATCTGAACTTAATCTAGGTTATAGTTCATTCATCCCGTAGCGCAACGCAAGCGGTAACTTAGGAAACATTATGAAACTCAACGACACCACTCGCACATATCCACGCACAATGTCCGAGGCATACCCCAACACAATAGACGCAATCCAGGCTCGTCAGCGATGGGAATGGCTTGAAGGTCATAAGTCAGACACAGCCGCACAAGCTGAGTTTTGGGTTTACATCACGCTGGCTTTTGCTGCTGGCTTTCTCACACATTCATTCTGGGGTTAAACATGAAAAACATTGCCACCGCTTTGGTCAAAGCACAATGTGAATTTGGTCCTGCACTCAAGACCTCAACCAACCCACATTTCCGTTCTAAGTATGCTGATTTGTCAGCTTGCGTTGAAGCTGTGCTTGATGCACTTAACAATAATGGAATTGCGCTAATTCAGAAATCTTATGACTGTCCAACAGGCGTAATGGTTGAAACTGTGTTTGTTCACGAATCAGGCGAAATGCTTGAATGTGGAATTCTTCACTTTCCTGCAAGTAAGGCAGACCCACAAGGTCACATGAGCGCCTTAACTTATGCTCGTAGAGGGTCATTGATGGCTGCTTGCGGTATTGCTCCAGAAGATGATGATGGCAACAAAGCCTCACGCCCTACGACTACGCTTATTGGAACAAACATAATGGCTGACCACATCACAGCAATCCAAGACGCAACCGATGAAGCAACGCTCAAAGCCGCCTACCAAGCAGCTTACAAAGCCTGCGGCACAGACGCTAACTGGCAGAAAAAGATTATTGCGGTCAAAGATGAAAAGAAAGCGAGTTTGAAATGACAGACACACAATTTGCAGTAATTGTTGGGACTATTTGGATAGCCCCTCATTCAAATAAATGGTACGCAGTTGTTGTAGGTTGCGGTTTTGTTTTGGCTGCGGCTGTAAAAGGATTGGGTTGGTTATGAATAAAGAAATGATTGAACAAGGTTCACCAGAATGGTTTGCACAGCGCCTTGGCAAAGTTACCGCAAGCCGTGTTGCTGACGTTATCGCCAAGACCAAAACAGGCTATTCAACAAGCCGTGACAACTACATGGCTCAGTTGGTCTGCGAACGCATGACAGGCGTTGTAGCGGAATCGTATTCCAATGCAGCTATGGCTCACGGCGTTGAAACCGAACCACTCGCTAGGGCGGCGTATGAAGCCTATGCTGACGTTTTAGTGGATGAAGTAGGCATGATTACACATCCAGAAATTCCAATGGCTGGCGCGTCTCCTGATGGGCTTGTTGGCGATATTGGATTGCTTGAGATTAAATGCCCAAACACGGCGACCCACATTGACACCTTGTTAAGCCAAACTGTGCCAGGCAAGTACAACACCCAAATGCAATGGCAAATGGCTTGTACAGGTCGTCAAGAATGTGACTTTGTGTCGTTTGACCCACGGTTGCCAACAGAACTTCAATTGTTTGTAAAGCGCGTTCCCCGTGATGCTGTTTACATTGCAATGCTTGAAGAAGAAGTCAAAAAGTTCCTGAAAGAACTGGATGGCAAAATTACGAAACTTAACGAACTGAAAGAAAAACATGGCAACAATTTATGAAGTAACTGTTCGCGCAGGCACTTACCAAAAAGACGGACAAGAAAAAGTGCGTTATCAGCGTATAGGCTCAGTCATTGAGACAAAGAAAGGAATGATGCTCAAGTTGGATTCTGTGCCACTCATTGAGAATGGATGGGCAGGGTGGGCGTACCTTTTCAGCCCTAAAGACGATGCTTCAAAACAACAATCCAAGTCAACAGAATTTGACGATGTTGATTTTTGATCTAAAATGATTTTTAGCTAACTCGACGGAGGACAAGGGGGATTGAACCTCCCCCCTGCTAACTTAAAACAGGTTCACACATGAAAGGTTCATCATGCTTACGCAAGAGTTATTGCACAACCTCTTTGAATACAAAGATGGTTTTTTGATTAAAAAAATCACAACTTCTTCAACTGCTATTGCTGGAACTGTATGCTCCAACAAAGGTTCAGATGGATATTTAAGAGTTGGAATAAATAAAAAAAGATATGCTGTTCATAGAGTTATTTTTATGATGCACCATAATTTTTTACCTCAATACGTTGACCACATTGATGGCAACAAGCTAAACAACAAGATTGAAAATTTAAGACCAATAACTGTGTCTCAAAATCAACAAAACAGAGGAAAAACTAGGTTTAACAAATCTGGATTCAAAGGTGTAAGTCTTCATAAAAGAGACAATTTGTATCGGGCAAGAATAACAATCAACAAAAAAGAAAAAATAATAGGATATTTTAAAAATCCAGAAGATGCTTACAACGCTTATTGCGAAGCAGCATCAAAATATCACACCCACAACAAAGAAGCAAAACAATTTGCATAGGAACGTATATGTTTAAATTTTTCAGAGCAAGAGCAAACGACCCAATCACCAGCTTCAGAGCTGCGGCATTGGTTGAAGATATGAGCAAGCAACACCACGATCTGATTGTGGCTGCGCTTAAAAACATTGGCCCATTAGGTAAAGACGGGATTTCTAAGTTCACAGGACTCCAGCCTAATCAAGTGGCTAGACGAATGAACGAACTTCAGAAACTTGACCTAATCGAGTTGACAGGCGAAACCGTTAAATCAAACAGCGGTAGATCAGAGCGTGAATGGCGCATCAAACCAAAACAAGAAAGATTATTTTGAACTGCTTTCATCCAGATTACGTTAAAACGTATATGCCAGAGTTTCTTTCAACAATCAGAATTGAATCAGCACAACACGCTAATGGCGTGATAAATGGTGGCAAGTCTCGCGCAACCCGTGAGGCGGTCAGAGGAAAGAACGTAGACACAATTGCAGCTTTTCCAAAGACCAAGCGCGTGTCACTTGCACCAACTGATTTTCATATCTATCAAAAGGCAGGGATGCCAAAAGGGATCAAATGAAAAAACAATTTGCGTTTCCTGCATACAGCACAAATGACGGAATGACATTGCGAGACTACTTTGCTGCCAAAGCAATGCAAGGAATTTTGTCAGACGCGAGTGGGATTAATGAAAACACAGATAAAAAATTGTGTCTTCCAGAAGATGCCAAACAAGTTGCTTTGGCTTCATACATGATGGCAGACGCAATGTTGAAAGCGAGGCAAGAATGAGTGACGGTGGAAAAGGCGACAAACAACGCCCAACAGATCAACAAAAATGGTCGCACAATTACGATCAAATTAAGTGGACTGTTGAAGAAGATGAAGAATTCAAAACGCTGGAATCTAGAACTGGTAAGAGCCTACCAGAGCGACCTACGCCGAGCAACGATTTGGCGTGATAGAGATGAAAACACCGCTAGGGTTCGCGCTTTGGCGGTGTGGCGATGCAAGGTCTGTGATATTTACTTTAGCAATTTAAAAGCGGCAAGGAGACACAAACATGAGTAACGTAGCAATAATTTCTGCAATCTTAGGACTTGGCGTGACGCTTTATGTCATTGTGTTTGCCGTTGTCCTTGCCCTTTTAGTTTCTCAAGACTGAAGCACCTCAATAGCCTCATTGGTGTGTTTAACACGGTCATCTAGACCAATAGTGCCACCGTTAATTTTCTTGGTTAAGGAGACCCAATCCTTGTTTTGAGCCAAGCGATTGCAATCATGCGTTGACCAAAACCAACCAGCGGTTAGGGCTGCATATTTTGGAGTAGCCACCAAATCAGGCTGCATAACAAAATCAACGCCCAATGCCTGACCAGCGTGAAAATAGTTAGCATGACCAGTAAGCTGAATACACCCACGACCCCTAAAACGATAACCGTCACCAGACGCTTCATCTCGATTGCCCATACGAGAGGCGTAAACCATGTTTGCAATGCGTTTAGGATTTCCCGAGTAGGCATTTGCAATCTCCAATGTAGGAAAGCGTTTAGGCCACAGCTTCATTAAAGTTGCAGCGCGGTAATTTAGGTTTTCTTCCAAGATTCGGAAGTTGCCACATTCATGCCCACATTGACCGATAAAACCAGCCTGTTGGTAAGGCGTATCAATGCCAAAACGGTTAAATGTTTCGTTAAGAGCATCAACCCATTGTGGGCCAATCTTGAGCCTTGCTAGTTGTTCAGCGTTGACCATTTATCGTTTCCCTTACTTGGTTGTAGGCTGCGATACAGGCGTTGAGTTCGTTGATTGCCCTGTCGCCTTCTGCTGCGAGTTGAGCAATAAGTCTGAGAGTCTCTCGCTCAGATTCGCTTGCTTCGATGTTATTTCCGCTGGAAGTGGTGGCACTTGTGGCGGCTTGTACGCAACTTGAGTTGAGGCGCACCCGACCAGAGTTGATAGCACGATCAAGAGCAGACTGTTTTTGAGTAATTGCATCGTTAGCCTCTTTGAGTTGAGATGATGTTTGATTTAATTGTTCGCCAAGTTTTTGTTCTTTCTGTCTTGCTTCTTCATTTTTTAAGGCAATTTCCTGTTGCATTTCTGCATCACGTTCAGCCCAACCTTTATGATGAGCATACGAATAAAGCCCAATTACTAAAAAAACAGCAATCAGAATTTTGGTTGTCATTGCTCGCCTTTCGCTGCCGCACGTTCATGGGCAATTTCTTCTAAAGCAGGGTCAACATAATTTGCAGGAGTTGTCGGCGGTGGTGGCGCTCTCCATTCCTCATCAAATTGAACAGGCGCTATACCCATCCAATTAAAGTCACTCCCGCTTGCCGTAGTCACTGGGGAAGTGCTAGGTGCTACGGCTTGAGGCTGTGGGGGCGTACTTGGTGGAATACCTATTGTCGGAGCCATCTTCTCAGCGGCTGACTGTATTCCTTTGTTAACAGCAAACATACTTACAATTGTTGTGACGCTACTAGCCAAGATCAACACAATGTCGTTCAACATCTTGGTGTAAGCCATGTCGATAGGAGCCATTGCTTTAAGCGGTTGTTGCACAAATGTTACTGAGTACAACATAGTTCCAACAATTCCACCAAGAACCATCATTAAGACAAAGACAACAATGCCCCAAACGATAACTTGTATGAGCTTGACAAGTTCTTCTACAGATTTAATTTCAAGATGCTTCATTTTGGCTCCGATGATGCGGCTACTGGTTGTTGAGCTTGTTTTTCTAAGACAGGAGCTACAAGGTAATCAGGACAGTCTTGAGTAAACAAACAGTCAGGTCGTTGGCATCTTTTTGCAGAAAAGTTTTGTGGGTCTTGGCAATAGTACCTATAACGGTCTTCACATCCCGCCATCAGAAACAGGATTATCAGCAACAGCTTTTTCATTCTTTCCTTTCAACTCTTGTTTGAGTTTGCGAATCTGCCTTATCTCGTATTGCATTTCAGACCTTAATTTCATGTAATCAACAAAGACCAACATAGAAATCGGCAAAGCCAAGAACAAAACAATTGACAAGATAACAACGCCTACAACGAACCACCTTGTGTCCTCACGAGCCATCCTAGCGACAGCATGAACGCCCACATCCATAGAATTACCAGAAACACCGTTGCCGATACTACCGCCCGATCTATTCTGTGATTGCGTAGGAGTTCGCGTTGCCACTTTGCATCTCTTTCGTTCTTCCGTTTGAGTTGCCTAGCAAACTCTTGTTCCTCAAGAATCAAGTCGTACATCTCAAGAAAGCGGCTGTAAATCGCACGAAGTTCTTTCGGCGCGTAAACCATCGCTTCCCTAATCTGGGTGGTCATGTTTTCCAACTGAAGCTCAATCTGCACCCTGTCAATCGCACTATCTTCAATTGTCGTAGTCGTTTTACTGATTTCTTCCAACTCAAGACAATGCGCTTGCAAATTCCTGCGTATCTCAAAAAAGGTTTTTAGTTGCTCACATACCTGATGAATGGCCTGTGTTTGATATTCTTCATAACTGAGGTCAGGTTCTTTATGCTTTGTGTTCTTCTTGACCGCAGGAACAATCGCCTCAGTCTTAATGGGTTCAGCAACATTAACTGTTCTTTTGGCTGGTTGTTTGCCAAACAGATTGAGAAGCCACGACCATAGACCTGTGACTTCCTTGTAAATGGCTTTCGCATCACCGATACCTTGCTCAACTGTCTTTTTGAGCTTACCAATCTCTGCTTTCCCTTCTGACAGCATCTCACAGCCCTTACGGACTGCCGCAACCGCTGCTTGAGCTGCCATGAGAAGGGAAATCGGGTCAATGATTTACCTCACAGACCAATTAGCTTGGCAAAGAACTTAGCAGCAGCGCCAGGGCCAAACAATACAGCAGCCAAGACTGCATAAATAAGAAATTCCATCTTATCCATGCGCTTAGTACCTGCCTCTAATTGGCTGTTAATAGCCTCATAGCGCATCGCACACACTTCTTCATGTGTTGACAGCCTAGCGTCTGTTGCGTCAATCGTTGCCATTTTCTTTTTCTTTCAAAGATGCTTCCAAACGCTCAATGAACGCTTGTTTTCCAACATTGAGTTGGTCAAGATTGAAAGACGCAGAAGCAATCTTTCTATCCAAATCCACGCAATGATTGAACAAGACCTGTTGTTCATTGGTCAGGTCTTCATATTTGTATTCAACACCGTTAATAGTGATTGGGGTCTTTTCATTTTTTCCCATATCGTTCTCCAAATGTGCCACCAAGATCAGGTGGTGGCTTCCTATTTTACCAAGGCAATCCTGAGACTTTTATAGGGTTCTTTTTAGCTTCAATCTGAACAGCTAAAGCAGCTTCAGTAGCTTCTTTGTCTACTCCATTAGCCCAAATCCAGTTCAAAACTTCTTGTTCTGTGACTTGAGCGTAAGGGATTGAAGGCGTACCTTCACCAAAGTTGCAAGTGTTCACAATAGATGCTGAATAGTCACCATCCACAGCAGAAGCAGTCCAATGGGCTGTTGTGATGTAGCCATCAGAAGTCAGGCTATCGCATTGTGT